GCTCAAATGTTCTGTGATGTTCGATTTGTAGCACGAACTTATAAGGGAGAAAAACTAGATATCTTTGATGAACAAGTTAAAGTGTTTGAAGGAGTATCTCTTGGAAAAATCCCGGTTATGCTTGGATCATCGCTTTGTATTATGAAAGATTACCCGTTATCAAAAGAAGAAATCGGAGAATGTCCGTATGATCCATTTGGGTACTTTCTTATTCACGGAAGCGAGAGAACGATTTTATGTCAAGAAAAAGTTGCAGATAATCGAATTATGGTTTTCTACAATAAGAAAGCGTCTGCGAAGTTTTCGTATTCTGCTGAAATGAAATCCTTACATGAATCGTTCACAACTCCTCCAAAGAAGCTTGAAGTTCGTATGAGCACTAAATTCAACGGATTCGGATATCCTTTAACGATGTGTGTTCCACGATTTCGAGAAGATATTCCTTTGATGGTTATGTTTCGTGCATTTGGAGTTGAAGCAGATGAAGATATTGCGAAATTAATTTGGGGTCCAAATGCCGATGAAAAACAGATGGAAACGTTAGCTGCTTCGTTCAAAGAATGTTGCGATTGTAAGGTTTATAATCGCGAAGATGCGATTGAGTATTTGACCCATCATTTACAATACGGCACAACTTCAGAAGATAAAAAGGGGTATGTTAGGTCTCTTCTTGAAACCGAATATCTACCACACGTCAAATTTGGAGGAGATAATTCTCCTATCAAAGTTTTGGAAGCACGTAAAATGTTGATCACATCCTGGATGATTCGTAAACTAATTCTTACCGAACAAGGACACGCTATTATCGATGACCGAGACGCGTATCCAAATAAACGAGTTGTTACAACTGGTGCATTATTAACACATTTATTCCGTCAATTATTCCAAAAAGTTTGTAAAGATATTCGTAGTAAATTCGTTCATGAAGTAAATAACGATACTTGGAAAAAAGGAGAAGCACGTCCACTTGAAATTTTAAACGTAAATAACTTATACAAAATTCTAAAAGTTTCAACAATCGAAGGAAAATTAAAACAAGCATTGGCTACAGGTAATTTCACAGTTCAAGGACTTGGAACTTCAAGTTCTGGTTCGCTTTCAAACGCTACGAAAGTAGGTGTTTCACAAGTATTGAACCGATTATCGTATTCTGCTACTATAAGCCATTTACGAAGAATTCAAACACCCGTTGAAAAATCAGGTAAGTTATTAGCACCACGTAAACTTCACGGAAGTTCTTGGGGATTTGTATGTCCAGTAGAAACTCCAGAAGGTCATTCAGTCGGTATTGTGAAAGCGATGTCTATGCTTACATCGATTAGTCAACACACGCCTTCAGCAGTTGTTATGAACGTTCTTCAAAAGATCAAAAGTATTACTTGGGTTACTGATATTTCAAAGCAATATTCTGGAACTATGATTTTGGTGAATGGTGTGATTGTAGGGTACACTTCTAATCCGTTGGAAGTAAATACTACTTTAAAGAAATCTAAATATTCATTTGAAATTCATCCACATACTTCGGTTGCATGGAACATTCTTCAAGATTGTATCTCAATTGAATCCGACGGTGGACGTATTGTAAGACCGTTGTTTCGTGTTCAGAACGGACAAATTGTGATGCCTCCTCAAACCAGTAAAGAATGGAATGAATGGGTAAAAACATGCATCGAATACATTGATTCTTCCGAATCTGAAACTATTCGTATAGCTATGACTCCTTCTGAAATACAACCACATCATACACATTGTGAAATTCATCCTACATTGGTATTAGGTCATATGGCTTCCAGTATTCCATTCTCAGACCATAATCAATCACCACGTAACTGCTACCAGTCTGCTATGGGTAAACAAGCAATGGGTATTTTCGCAAGAAATTACGCAAAACGGCTTGATAAGAACGGGTATATTCTATGTTCTCCTATGCGTCCACTTGTAGAAACTCGTATGATGAATGTCTTGAAAACTCACGATATGCCTTCTGGAGATATGATCATGGTTGCAATTGGAATTTATGGAGGATACAACCAAGAGGATTCTGTTATATTGAATCGCGGTTCAGTGAATCGTGGTTTGTTCAGGACTCTCTATTACACAATTTACAAAGACGAAGAGCATCGTAACGTAGCATCAGGAAAAGAAGAAAAGTTTGCGAAACCAAGACGTGAAAACACGCGTGGATTCAAGACCTCATCTTACCATGCTATTTCAGAAAATGGTGTTCCATTATTGAATGCTGAAATTAATGAAAATGATGTGGTGATTGGAAAAGTTACGAGTATTAAAGGTGATCCAAACGGATACCAATATCGTGATTCTTCTACGACTCACAAGAATTCTGAAAAATGTAGAGTGGATGGAGTTTGGCAGGATAAGAATTCGGACGGATACCCGTTCGTAAAAGCCCGAGTGGTTTCTGAACGTGTTCCTGAAGTAGGAGATAAGTTCAGTTCAAGACACGGACAAAAAGGAACGTGTGGAATTTTACTCAACGAGGAAGATATGCCTTATACTGCAAGTGGAATCCGACCTGATTTGATTATGAACCCCCACGCTGTTCCTTCACGTATGACCATTGCTCAGTTAATGGAAACGATGTATGGAAAGGTATGTTGCGAAAAGGGAACATTGGGTGACGGAACTCCATATTCCCATTTGAGGGTTGATAATTTACGCGAACAGTTACTTGAACTTGGAATGCATCCTTACGGAAATGAACTCCTTTATAACGGCCAGACTGGTGAAATGATGGAAGCTGAAATCTTTATGGGTCCTACTTTCTACCAACGTTTGAAACACATGGTGATTGATAAGAAACATTCTAGAGCCAGAGGTCCAATTGTATCATTGACTCGTCAACCTTGTGAAGGACGGTCTCGTGATGGTGGATTACGTGTTGGAGAAATGGAACGTGATTGTATGTTATCTCACGGTGCTGCGATGTTTACGAAAGAACGATTGATGGATGTTTCAGATCCATTCACTACTGGATTTTGTAAATCGTGTGGTACATTGGCGGTTGTGAATGCAAATGAAAACATATACCATTGTGGTACATGTGGAATTAAGACTCAATTTGAGTTGAAGACAATTCCATATGCAGTGAAATTATGGAGTCAAGAACTTGAAGCTATGCATATTGTTCCAAGAATGGTTTTCGAGTAGAGTATAATGGAGAAGTTTAAATATTTTATTGAAATGATGGGTGTAGTCACCATTTTATATGCAAAATTGTTAACAGATGGAAACCCAACTGTGATGGCGATTGTATATTTTGCAATGTTCACAGTAGCATATGGAATAACAACCTCTTATTTTTCACCGATGAGCGGATTTGCATCTTACTTTTTAGGTCATATCACGCTTGAAGATTTAGTATATAATGTAATCGCTCATATTCTTGGAACTATTTTAGTAATATTATCATTTAAACCTGTTCAGTTATTAGTTACATAATAATATGAACGTAGATGTTTTAATTATAGGAGCTGGTCTTTCAGGTGCTGTTATGGCAGACCAGTTTGCTAGAAAATTAAACAAAAAGGTACTTGTTTTAGAAAAACGAAGTCATGTTGCTGGTAATTGTTATGATTACGTTGATCCAGAAACTGGTATTTTAATAAGTGAATATGGTCCTCACTTTTTTCATACAAACAATGAAGAAGTTTGGGAATATGTGAATCGATTTGGACAATGGTACAGATTTGATGCTAAAATTGTTTCAAATGTAGATAATCGAATAGTTCCTGTTCCGGTGAATATGGAAACTGTTAATGTATTATGTGATCAAAACTTAAAAACTGAAACTGAAACTGAAGAATGGTTGAAAACTGTTCAGGTTCCTTGTGAGAATCCTCAAAATAGTAGAGATGTTGGATTATCTCGAGTAGGTGAGAAGTTATATCAAAGTATGTTTCGACCATATACTAAAAAACAATGGGAACGATATCCTGAAGAATTAGATCCATCCGTTCTTTCAAGAATTCCTGTAAGAACAAATACAGATACGCGTTATTTTTCAGATAAGTATCAAGCGTTACCAGAATATGGATACACTACATTTGTTGAAAATATTCTTAGTCATCCAAATATAACAGTTCAATTAAATGCAGAATTCGACATTGAAAAAACAAATATAAAATATAATACACTTATTTATACAGGTCCAATTGATAGTTATTTTAAACATCTTCCAAAATTAGAATATCGTTCTTTAAGATTTGAAAAAGAGGTAATTAAAAACTACGGATATTTTCAACAGAATTTAGTTGTGAATTATCCTTCCGAAAATGTTCCATATACCAGAATAGTTGAATATAAACATCTTCCAAATAATGAATCAAATCATACTGTGATTGTAAAAGAATATCCATCTTCTCATGGAGAGCCTTATTACCCTGTTCCAAATGATAGAAATAAGCAATTATATAAACAATATCAAGAACTAGCAGAAAAAGAAAAGAATGTTCATATGATAGGAAGATTAGCCAATTACAAATATTTCAATATGGATGAAGCAATTGCAAATGCTTTGAATTATTTTAAAGAACATTTTATTAAAATAGATACCAGTGAAATTGTAGTTGCACATTACAATGAAAAAGAACTAGATTGGTTAAATGATTATCAAGGAAAAGATCTTCATATATATAGTAAAGGTAACACTCCAAGATTAACATGTAGTTTGCATATACTTCCAAATATAGGTAGAGAAGCACATACTTATTTAACTTATATAATTGAAAGATATGAAACCTTACCAGATATAGTATTTTTCACACAAGCAGGTATTCGTGACCATTATTGGCAACCGGTATCTTACTTTTTAAATTTACAACCAAATGAATATTGTAGTAAAAACTATGATTATTTAAAACAATTTAAGCATGGTATAACGGATGATTATAGGCTAGATGCTTGGAAATCAACAGATCTTGATCCGTGCGAATTTAATGGAGATATTTGGTTTGATAAATTTGTTGATCCTGAAGTAGATATAAGAAGAAATAACATAAATATTTACTGGGCTGCTATTTTTTCAGTAAGAAAAGAGGCAATTTTAACTAGGTCAAAGGAGTATTATATAACAATATGTTCACAATTAAAACACCATAGTCCAGAATTAGCACACTTTATAGAACGTTCTTGGTATTATATATTCAATCTTCATAAATTTAATTGATGTTTATAAATATATCTTCTTTTAGACATTTGAATTGCATGATACCCATTTGAATTTTTACACTCTTCCGTATTTCTATCTGGGAACAAATCATTCCAACGATTCCATAATTTTAAAGCATATGGAGGTCTTTCTGTTAAAATATTTTTTATACGGGGATTATTAAATTCCATTTTATGATAAAATAAACAATGTGATTGACCATCATCTGAACATGATAAGTAAGGAGTATTCATCCATATATATCTAAAATTCTGGTCTATTTCAAAGCATTTTTTAAATAATAAATCCATCCAAAAATATGTATGTGCACTATCATGTGTATTCCAGTATCTATCGCAACTATTTTTCCATTTTGTGATCAAATAGTTGTCTTTTTCTGAAATTATAAACCATGATGCAGGTCCTGTTATATCATCCATTCCACCACCATTTCCATGATACATCCAAAACCCAGTCGGAGATAAAGCTTCTTCTACCCAATAATCTAAGGGTTGCATACACAGCATTGTGGCATCTGTCCAAACTCCTCCATGATTTTTTAATAAACTTAATCGTATAATATCGCTTTTTGCTTGAGGAGTTATATCTTTTGTTTCGTCATAAATATAATCTATATCTGATACGTAATTTTTTAAATTATTGAAATCTATATAGATAATGTTCCATCCAGGATTATTTATTTCCCAAGATTCTGCTACTTGTTTTTGTAACCAAGGAGCATTATCCCACCCCTGTAACCAGAGTATAAATACCTGTTTATTCATTAACATAATAAATTATAAATAAAAGATACCTTTTATTCGTATTTTAAACGTGTGTGATTTTATAAATATATTAATAATATGAATTCTACTAATACGTTAGTAGTTATTTCAAGATATCACGAAGACATAGATTGGGTATCAAAATTAAAAATACCCTATTTAATTGTTAATAAAGGTGATCCGATAGATGACCCGAATACAGTATGTATACCAAATGATATAAATGGTAGAGAAGCACATACATATATTTGGTACATTTTGCAAAATTACGACAATCTTCCTGATTCAGTAATATTCTTACAAGGAGATCCTTTTGAGCACAATGAAAAAATAATTGAGTTCTTAGATCCAACTATAATTGAAAAAATGCCTTCTTTTCAACCACTTACTATTCAATATAGTAAAACTGTACCAGATCAATCTATAAGACACATCACAAGAAGAAACTTTGAAGGATTTGAATACAATATTATGCATTTTGGTGAAAATTTTCTAGATAAATATCCTGAATATGAAGATGCAGGATTACCGTTAGTTACTGGATGGATATATGACGCATTAGGAAATATTTCTATTAGAAAAGAACTACATAAGTTATTTGAAGTTCCTTACAAAGAAGAATGTGTAACACCTTATTTCTTTTCTGCTATGTTTAAAATAGATAAAGAGTTAATACATAAATATTCAAAAGATTACTATCAACGTATATTTTCATTACTATCTCAACATCTTGCATATGTGTACATGTGTGAAAGAATGTGGTATGCTATGTATGTAGAAGCAAATGTTATGATTCCAAAGGAAACTGATTTATAAATTCAATTCATGTTTATATGTGTATTTTCGTTTACTCATTTCAATTGCATGATAACAATTTGAATTCTTACATTCTTCAGTTTCTTTATCTGGAAATATATTATTCCAATAACTTTGTAATTTTAAAACGTATGGAGGTCTTTCTGTTAAAGTCTTTTTTATATATGGATTATTAGTATGTAACCCATGTGTTATTAAACAATGCGGTTGTCCTTCATCATCGACACATATAGATTTAATATTTAACCAATCTCTTTTAAATTTTTCATCTGTTTCGAATTTATCTTTAAATAGTGAATCAATCCAAAAATAGTTGTGTGCATTAGTACGACTATTCCAATATTCGTCACATTTAGTTTTCCATTCTCTGATAATAAAATTATCTTTTTCTGAAATCATAAACCAAACAGCACATCCTTCTCTGTTAGACATATGATTGCCTGCAGCACCACGATGCATCCAAAAACCATATTGATTTACTGCTTCTTCTATCCAGTAATCTAACGGTTGCATACATAATAATGTTGCGTCTGCCCAAACACCTCCGTGATTTTTTAATAAACTTAATCGTATAATATCACTTTTTGCTTGAGGAGTTATATCTTTTGTTTCATCGTAAATGTAATCTATGTCTGATACATAATTTTTTAAATTATCAAAATCTATATAAATAATTTTCCATTCGGGATTATTTATTTCCCAAGATTTCGCAACTTGTTTTTGTAACCAAGGAGCGTTGTCCCATCCTTGTAACCAAAGTATAAATATCTGTTTATCGATATGCATAACTATTTATAAATAAAAATCATTTTTTACTACTATATCAAATATATCAGGTTTATTATTACTTCCTGCAAGAGTTTGTTCATCCGGAGATTCTACTACAATTGGAGTCATTAATGTAGAACGTTTGCATCCTAATACTGTATCAAAAATCACCCAATCTGTTACAAAATGGTTTTGGTAAGGAATTGAAACATCGTCTACTGAAAATAACTCTGTGAAATATTTTGCATACGAATATCTTATTATATAACATTGTGCACCCCAAGGATTTGAAATACCTACATTTTCCATCATTTCAATATCATCAATGTATTCAGTAATTCCATATGAAACAGGTACGCTACAAAATCCAATTGAAAAAATATCAACATTGTGAGTTTGCATATAATTTTCTAACGTTTTGATGTATTCATTAAAGTTTTTATGAAATCTGACATCATCTTCTACAATCATTGCAAATTCATCTTCAGAATCTACGAATTTCTGCATCGCACGAATATGCCCAAGTGTAGCAGCCATTCCAGTAGGATACGATGTTCCTCTTTCAAAACATGTTTTACCTCTTCTTTGAACTTCTTCTTCCGTATAAAGTGGGGATTGAACTGCTACTATTTCTAAATTTAAAGGTTCTGCAGCATTTCTTAAACGCACCATACGATCTTCATTGCATGTAACCGCATAGACCTTCATTTTTACAATTAAGGATTATAGGTGTAAGTTGCTCGCGCCCTAGTCTAAAATATTTTTTTTCTTGGGGTTAAGTATAACAACAAAATGGGAGGTGGACTTATGCAATTAGTGAGCTATGGTGCTCAAGATATTTACATTTCTGGTAATCCTCAAATTACCTTCTGGAAGATTCTCTACAAGAGACACACCAACTTCGCTGTTGAGTCCAT